CTATAATTACTTAACTTATCCTTGTTAGTGTTTTCCGGCATACGCCAGTTACGATTGTAAAATTCTGTTGACATTTATTCTCCCATTTTATACCAAGCTACTAGGTTGCTAGAGCTTGCATTTGTTAAACTTTCTAAATCGTTTGGTCCTGAAGCTATCTCTGTAACTGCTGCGCTGCTTAAGTTTGTGTCCCAGATTGCTAGTTCATCAATGTTTCCACTCCATAGAAAATTATTTACAGCAGCTTTACCTATCATTACAGTTCCAGTTGGATTACTTAAACTACCAGCAGCAATAGTTCCACTTACAGGAGTTAAATTGTCTATATATAATTTTAAACTTGTCCCCTCTCTAACACCTGCAAAAAAGTGCCAGTTACCGTCATTTAAAGTAGTTGCTGATATAATTTGAACAGGAACGGAACTCCCATCAACTGAAACCCAAAAATATATTTTACCGCTTTGCATATATACCGCCCAGTTATTAACACCAGATGCTCTTTTAGTAAACATATTCATTGTAGATGAAGAGCTTGTTTTAAACCATCCTGAAACTGAAATATTATTTGTTAATTGTAAGTTAGTTGGGTTGCCTATATCAAAATAATCATTCACCCCATCAAAAGAAAAACTAGAAGTTGAAGTATAAGGCGCAGCTGTAATATCTATTGTTTGACTCGCTTGTACTCCATCAACAATATAAAAAATAGTGTGTGAAGCAATAGTAGAAGCACTTAAATCAATTTCACCTGTTGAAGTACTAACAAAAGATACTCCAGCGTCAGAGCTAAAAGTTCCTCCTGGAGTCCCTGTTATTGTAGGAGTTGGATTTGCTTCACCTTGATTATAAGTCGTTTTATCATAACTAAAAGCAGCACTTGTTCCAATTAGCGCAGTATCTCCACTATGGCTATTTTCATAAATAGAACCTTCACCAATATTATTAGTTGCTAATTTACCCCAACCGTTAGTGTTGTTAATTACTCCTTGTCCCCATCCGTTTGTTACTGCCATTATTTATTTTTTAAAGTACCCAACCTCCAAAATCAGCTTTGTAATCTGGTGACATATCATCATTACTATTGCTGTTGTATTCTGGAAATAAAGTTTGATTAAAACTCATATAATCTATAAATCTGTTTGTATAAAATTGTGCTGTTGTTCTACTTCTTTCAATTAAGCTATCTACGTGCTCTTTAGTTAGTGCTGTGCTGTTTTCAGGATTCTTTGTGTAAATTCCACCATTAGCAATATTAACACCTGCATAAGGCAAATACTCGACCATACTCCAATGTAAAAGCATATCTTTAATATAGTCATTAACTAAAGTTAAATAATTTCCTGTTAAACTACTTGCAACAATATCAGCTTGTATTTTATTGTATAAATCAGTTCCTAAATAATTTTGTATATGTATGTCCTGCGCTTGATTTATAAATGGTAAAAGCTTGTCATTATCAATATTACCATTAGCAGCAGTAAATACTGAAATATCGTGTCTTGTTATGAAAAGTGCTTTACTCATTTTCTATAATTTGGATGATGACCATTGTTCGGCATATTCACAGGTGCTTTTTCAGCTTGTTTTCTACCTCTTGGTTTTGGTTCGTAACTCTTCGGAATAACTTTAGTTGTTTTGTAATCATCTAAATCTTTACTTCCTGTTTCTTTTCCTTTCTTAATCTTGTATAATATTTGCTGCCATTTGTGTCTACAATAAACACCACCTTTAAATTTAAACAAATCGTATTTTTGACCATTGTGCATAGGTAATTTAGCAGCTTTAAAGTTCATATCTCTACTTGCTTTATCAATGTCTTCTAATCTATACACTATTCCTTGTCTTGTTCGCGCCATCATTTCTTTGCAAAATGGTCTGCTTTCACCACCTTTTCTATTACTGCCTTTAGCATATTTATATCTTACTTTATACATTGATTTATCTAATATTGAAAAACCATCTTCTTTACTATCAACAGTTTCGCTTAATTGAATTAATGAAGCCGCCCAATCTTCTACACTTTCGTTTTCATCGTCAACATCTCTAATATCAATCATTTCAACTTCATTAGAGTTCATTATCTCACCTTTAAGAGACTTTAAAGCATCGTGTAATAGTTTATCACTATCTTTATCTTTTAGTTGTTTAGAAGCCATTATTTCAAGCTCTTGCTCTTCTTTAACTCCTGTTTCTTCTTCTCTTTGTTCTTCACTAACTACATCGTCTAAATCCATAAACTCTAAAGGCTCAAGAGTTTTAAAATATAAGTTTAGTGAAATATCATTATAAGCAAGTATCTCATCAAGTGCATCAATAATTAAATGTTGGTAAGGCTTAATAACAATATTATCAAATAGTAGTGTAGCGTTTTTAATCTCATCTGCATTACTACTGAAGCCATTAGCAGAACCTAACCCAAGTAATAAAGGAGACGTGACGCGATGTGTAACCATTATTTTAGTTTGGCACTCTTCACTTAAATATTGATAATGTGCTGGAGCATCATTTAATGGAATATCTTCAACTGTTGTTTTGCTTTCTGCATTGTTGTTAAATGCTACAATTACTTTTTCACCATAGCTTCCAGTTAGTTTATTTAATACGTCAGTTTTTATCTGTAATTGTTTTTCCCTGTCAGGAACACCATTATTAAAATTAACCACTTTAGTCCCAGAAAAGCCTGAAATACAGTCATTTATGAGATAATCTGATATCTCTTTTTCTAATATTGCATAGCTTGTTTGATAGTCAGCAGGTGAATAGTAATAAAAACCAGTTAAGCTTCTTTTTACAATATATATTTCATTTTGTGCCCCACTACCAAAAACAGGAAACTTTGTTAGCTTTGTGTTTTTTGTAACTTTCGACCAATCAGGCGCATAGTAATAATTGTTAATGTTACCCTTTTCATCCATTTTTTCAGCTCTTAAAGTTTCTCTTGGAAAATGTGTAATTGCTGAAATTTTATTTTTATTATAAGTTATTTGAAAAGATGCTTCACCTAATATTTTTAAATCTTGACAAACGCATCTTAAATCTTTTGGTTTTAATAAACTTTTCATTTGAGCGTATTGCTCTGGCTTTTTATTAGAATCTGTTGCATCAATTCCTTTGCCATAAATAAGATTAACAATACCATTAATAACTGCATTGTTTGTTGTGCTATCCATATAAGCATCAATTAAACTTTGATAGTAATCGTTGTTATCTCCTATGCCTACCCAGTTTCTATTGCGCTCTTCTGTGATAGTTGGTCGCTCATACTCGCTTAATTGTATTAAATGTAAATTATCCATTATAATATATAAATTGGTTATCTCCTGTGCTTTGCTCTATATAAACACCATTACTTATTTCGTAATCGCTTAAAGTTTGATTGCTACAATACATTTTATCTTTAAATATAATAATATTATCAGTAGTATTTGTAATTGTTATTGTATAGTAATTGTTTTCTTCCAAAGCTTGTGTTGTTGAATATGTATAAAAATAATCTAATTCGTCAAATCTTGCTCTATCATCAGTTAAAATAATTTTATTTTGTGCTTCAGATTTAATTACAAGCTTATAAGTTTTAGTACCATCGATTGTTTCTCTTGGTATAAAATTAATTACTCTTGTTCCGCTTTTCGTTAATATCTGCATTATCTTAAAATAAAAAAAGGGAGGCTAACTACTTCCTCCCCTCAAACCAACTATATTATGAATTACACAACTATTAATTGAGTATTTTTTAACTATTAGTACCTACGGTTACAGTTACAGTTGCAGAACTCATTCCAGCAAATGGATTTGCAGCAGTTCCACCACTTATAAAGTTAGCAGGCTTCAATTCAGAAGCAGCCAAAGTTAAAGAGTAACCACTCATATCAGCAAATGCAGTTCCAGTCGCAATTGAACCTCCAGTTACTTCGCATCCGTGTTCTAAACCACAAAGCATAAAATTTCCGTTTCTATCTTCAATAGCAATATGAGGCCTTCCGTAAGCCATTAGTTTCAATTCCTTATTATCTTCTTTAGATAATTTTGGTAAAGTTAAAGTTAATGTTTGTTCAAAAAATGTAGTTCCATTTTCTCTTGATGAGGTGACAGCTTGTTCTAAACTGTTTGTACCTTTTAAATCATATTGGTAGCAAGTAAATGTTCCACTTAAATCTGTAATTTCATCATCTGTTTGTGTAACAGTTCCTAAATCTCCGAAATCTACAAACCAAGCTCTTACAATACCACCAATTTGGTCTTTACAGTTTAATGCTCTACCTTTTGTTAAATCGCACGCCATAATTTATATGTTTTAAATAGAGGGCTATTTCAAGCCCTCATTATTAATTAATCTTCTTAAGCGTGGTAAAGTACGATATCAGAACTAATTCCATATTGTACACCAGCCGTATATCTCATAACAACTCTAACGTTTTGTGAGCCGTCAAGGTCTGACATATCTAAAAGTTTAACTTCGTTGTGGTCGCTTAATAAACCAGTACCGAAATATAGGTTACTTTTTTGCGCAGCCATTGCAGTATCATCTGCCATACCTTGTGCAACAAATATTTTTACACCATCAAAAGATAATGAACCATTATTCCACCATTGAGTGCCTTGTGCGTTAACACCATTTGCTCCTAAACCAGCAGAACCAAATCCACCTAAAGCTCTAACATAAGCTCTTGCAATGTTAGAAGAAACATAAAGGTATAAATCTTCTTTTCCGTAAACTGCTGAAGGAATAGCATCTACAATAGAGCCTAATTTATCAATTACATTTGAAGCAGTTACAGCTGCGTGTCCAGCTACATCAATAACGCTTGCATCAGCTAAAGCCAATGTAACTAAACCATCGTGCTCACCTGCGTTTGCGTTAACACCTTCCCAAATATTTTGTTCTGTTTTTTCAGCTACTAAACCAGCAACGTGGCCAATAATGAAATCAGAAAATTGTGGAGGCATATCATCAAATGCAGAATATCCCATTTGTACTGCTTCCCAATCATCTCTAAAATCTTGTTTACAAAATTCTAAATTTACTTGGAACTCTTCAGGTTGTAATATTCTTTCAGTAAGTGTTACTGTTCCTGTTGATGTAAAATCGCAAGTTGCATCTTTAATAATGTTTGCATCTGTTGCAGCTTTTTTAATTACGCTTTTATATTTTACATTTGGTTTTACTTCAATTCCACCATTTTCGATAGTAGAACCAGAAAGTAACGCAGCAGCAATATATTTGCCTGCAAATTCTCCTGCATACGTACTTGTTATACTTGTTGTTGTTGCCATTTTATTTTATTTAATTATTATTAAAAATTTTACCATAAACTCTATCCATAGTAGTTGTAGTTCTACTTCCACTAATTTTGAAGTTTGTTTTTTGTTTCTTTTCTTCAGGATTGTGTTTTATTGGTTCAGCAGACATTTCAACTTGTTCTGCTTCTTTTGTTAATTCTTCTTTTTCTTTTTTGTTACCCATTTCTTCAATCATTTCTTTAAGCTCATTCATAGCCAGAGAAAATTCTTCTTTAGTAACATATTTCATTTCTTCTTCTTCTTCTAATTCAGTTTCTACTTCTTCAGTAACTGATTCTTCAGAAAGTTCTTCTTCTTCAGCTTCTTCTTCTTTAGCTGCTTCTTTAATACTATCGATTAAACCTTCTTCAGTAACTACAAGAATTCTACCATCTTCTAATTCATATTCACCAATAGGAAGTGCAATTTCTTCTTCTTCTGTTTTAATGAATATTGATTTACCTGCTTCAAAAGATTCTGCAACAAGTACAGTACCGTTTTCAAGTGTCATTTCGGCTAATTCTATTTTTTCTTCTGAAAGTTCCACACCAACAATATTTTTTATTTTGTTTAATATATCGTTTGCTTTCATAATTATTATATTATACACTTAATGTAAAAAAAAACGTCAAGTGTTATGTGTTTTTAAAATATTTTTTTATTATGCTTTTGATTGTATAATAAACCACTCTGTACCATTACACCATATTTTTATGCCTTCATAAGCTCTATTTATTCTATAAGCACCTGAACTACCGTCTAGTGTTTGTCCAGCTCTAGGTGTAATATCAGCGTGAGTAGAACTTGAAAAAGTTGAATCAGATATAATTCTTTTAGCTCTGTTTAAATTTTTACTATCAGTTGCATCAGGTAAAGTTAATTCTACTGTGCCTGTTGCTCCACTCCAACTTAATACTATTACTTCAGCTTCATCATATGTTGAATCATTTAAATCTATTGTTCCACCTGCAACACTTACTGTTATTGCAGTTGGGTCTATATGATTTACTATATAATGCTGTAATTCATTTGTACTAACTTTTTTAGTTTCTGATGAATGTACTATTGCTAAAGGTTCACTACCATCTAAACTTGATGCTGTTACTGCTGTTAATTGACTTATTTTTTTTCCCATTTTTATAAATTTATATTTTGTTCATTTTCTTGTTTTAAGTTTCCTCCTGATTCTAATAGTAAAACGCCTAAACCTCTTGTTGAGCCTATTCCTTGCGCTTGTAATGAACCATCGCAACATTTTATACTATATGTACCATCAGAACATAAACAAGCTCTATTGCCGCCTGTTGGTGAAGTTCTACTTGGTGTTTTAAATCTTCTTCTTCTTCTTTTCATTTTATTTATTTTTTAGCACGTGCTTTTTACAAGGCATATACCATTCTTTGTTTTCAAACTCGTGAATATGAAATCCTTTACATCCTATGTTTGCAGCCATCTCTTCTGCTTTTTCTTGTGTTCTATATGCAAGCCTGTCATCAATAATAGCAAAGTCATCATTAACCATCATTGAAGATAAATTAATTTCTCCAAGCTCTTTTAATTTGCTTTCACTCCAACGTAAACCAGCTTTGCCACCCCATAATAAATAAGAAATAGTTCCACAAGCTTCTTTGTCATTCTCATCGTAATATTCAGCAGCTCTTGATAAATAACTATACATTCTTTTTAAAGTTTGTACGCTGATGTTTTCTTTATTAGCTAATTGTTGCGCTCTTATTTTTCCTACTTGTGTTGCGCATTTATTATTTACTTTTTCGTTTAGTTCAATGCCTCTCTTTGCATTGTTACTAACTGCATCTGGATAATCTCTAAAAGTTTCTAATACAATTTTTTTACCTGTTTTAGTTCTATTATCTTTTTTAATAAGTGCTTTAATATTACTCAACATATATTCTGCTTCTTGTTCTTCAATAGCTTCCATTTCTGCTTTTAAGTCATCTTTTTTAATCTTGGCCTTGTCAGCAAAATAACCTTCAATACTAAAACCTTTTACTTTTCCACTCTTTACATAATCATTCCAAACCTCATCATTTTCAACTTTCATTGAAATCATCCAAGTACCAACAGGAACATCTAAACCATATAATCTACTTTTATCTTGCTCACCTTCTACAATCCAAGATTCTACAACTGTTAAATCATTAATGCTCATTTGGTGTTCTAACGTTGCATTGTTTTGATTGCCATTCATAAAAAATAGTTCA